TTCAGGAACAGGAAGATTAGACAGGGATTGTAATAGTTCCATATCAACGTCTTCCTGTTCCTCTTGTTTTTTTTCGCTTACTGGTATTTTTGAAAGCGATTCCAATAATTCGACGTCAATGTCTTCAACCTTTTCCTCGTTGTCTTTCTGTTCTGTTGGGATTTTAGAAAGTGCTTCGACTAACTCCGCATCAATATCCTCAACTTCTTCTTTCTCTTTAGCGTTTTCTGGAGATGAAAGTTTGGATAAGGCTTGTAATAGTTCAGCGTCTACATCTTCTGCTTCGGCATTTTCTCTGGGCTTCTCTTGAACAGGGATTTGCGACAGAGTTTGTATCATTTCAGCGTCGATGTCTACTATTTTGTCTTCTACTATTACTTCGGTTGTTCCTTTTACTTCGCTTGGCTTTTTATTTTCCCGTGTTTCTTTGCTCATCGGTTTCTCCACCCCAGATGGTTTTGAGTTTCTTTAACGTAGTGGACATTAGTCTGTGATATTTCTTCATTCCCGCATCGTAAAGAAGGAAATATCTTTCTGCCGACACAACTTCTCCCAGCATGCGGAAGTAAAGACTGCATATGTAGTAGGCTAATGGATAGGACAGGGCATGAGGAAGCGGTATGGGGTCTGATTGGGATGTTAGAATCGGAGAACGAGGAATGAACAGTATGGTGATTGTTCCATTAGCGTTAGGAACAGGGTTGAGAAGAAGCTGTATGTTGGGTGTGTATGGGACGTATTCCGCAATGAAGTAGTCTGATAAGTCTTCGAGAAAAAGGTAAGTAGGTGGCGTTTCTTCATATGGGGATTCGAGTATTAGCTCTGCGTATGGGTAGTCAGTGATATATTCTATGGTGAAGGCAGTTGGAGTAGAAGGAGTAGATTGGATGGGGAAGAAGTCAGGATATTGTCTGTATATGAGCTTGTATGAAGATGTCCCATCGTCAAAGTATATACACGGATCGTTTTTTTCTTCATCCCTTATTGCCATACCCATGAAGTTGGAAGGCAGGTCGTATCGGTAAGTTCCAGTGGTGACATATATGGTTGTAGAAGAGACCATCAAGGAACTGTTTAAATACACGTCCTTGACGGCCATATTAAGAAATTTCAATGATATTGCGTCACTCACTAAAGAAGATGCGGCTGATGTTTTTAACAAGGCATAGGCTACATTCGTCACCTCTCGTGCAGTAACCATAATGACCTCCCTTTAGTTAGTCGGAAAGTCCAGCCCATACCACTTTTGGTTTCCGTAGTGATGTGCTCAAGTTGCCTGTGTATTTGCGGAGAAAGGCATCATACATTACAAAGAACCTGTCTCCTACTCCAGGATCTCTATCACGATACTTATACAACCAGCAGATGTAGTATGCAAGGGGAAGAGTTAGGTTGTGAGGAAGGGGAATGTCAGCAGAAGTGGAAATGAGGACTGGGGATTGAGGGATATAGATGAGATTGATAGTTCCATTGCCACTGGGAGTGGGGTCGAGAAGTAAAGACATATATGGTGATGTTGGGTTGTATTGTATCGTGAAGTATTGAGGTGTCCCTGTGGATGAGCTTTTCGGGAAGAAGTCTGGATACTGTTTGTATTTGAGGGCAGTTTCAGAGCCAGATATAGTTATAAAAGTGCATACGTTTTTGTAGCTGTCTCTCGTAGGAACTGCCATGAAATCGCTTGGAAGATTATAGTTGTAAGTGCCTGTTGAAACATTTATTGTTTCAGTATTAATAACTATCATCGTTCTCAAATACACATCCCTTAATGCTTCATTAAGGAAATTAAGAGAGATGGTGTCACTCACAAATGATGAAGATGAACTTTCGTTGAGTAAAGAATATGCTGTGTTAATTACTTCTGATACTGTTGGCATAGTTAAACCTCCTTTATCCTTTTCTTATTCGTTCTATGTTCGTATCTTCGCCGAGTATCTTCCTGCCTATCTTCCACATAACTTCAAGCTGTGTCCGTGATACCATACCTTTATGTGGAGATACGTTACACGCCTTTGCCCAGCGGATTTCCTTTTCGTTTAAGAGGATACAGGGTGTGGTCATACGTCTTGCCTCTTCTTCGGGATAGATAAGACCCTTTTCCATTTCTGTTCGGGTTGGAAGAGAGTTGACGAGCTTTTCGGTAAGCGTAGGAATGACGTCGTTGATAAAGTTCATTATCTTTGAGTTGAATTTCGGGATAGCGTCGTCCATTTCCTGAAGTTTGTGTTTGAGTCTTTTAATGTTTTCACGGTATTCTGGAACACGTTCTTCAGGAACATAACTGCGTTTTATCTGGTTTTCCATTACCACTATGTCGTTTTCAAGCTCCTCTCTTATACGGTCAAAGAACCACATGGGATAGGTGGATGCGATTGTGCCGTTGGGGTTCATGTCGTATTTGGTAAAGACAGTGAAGGCGTCGTGCTTGATGTCGTCTATCTCTGGGTTTACAGCTTGTTTCGTGGTCATAAGTCCTCCATTGGTAGTGTTAAAAAAAGGGGGGGAAAGAACGTTAATCTCTCCCCCTGTGGTTTGTCTTATACAGAGTGTCCGTAGATGAACCGCCAATCCTTCCAGTATACAGCGAAGGATGAGTAGAGTATCTGCTTGATGGACATCGTTTCGTAATCCATGATGGTATGTTTCTCCTGTGCGATACGGTCAACCCATGTGGCGAACTTCTTCATCATTCTGGAGTCTACCATGAACCAGCTTGTGGTTGAGTTCTGGTCGAGGTATATCCACGGGACTACTTTGAAGCGTCCATAGGCTGGGTTGATTGCATTATTGGCGGATGTCGGGTCGAGTTTGGACTCTGCACCAGAGCGTGGGTCATATCCTACAGCCTCACATGCGGCATCGTAGAGAGCTACAGGGACGATGATGGTGTCAGGGATGATGTCGAAATACTCGCCGATGTCATCTTTTAACTTCATCATCGCAACGGCTGTGGCAAGGATTGAGGTCTTGGAAAGAGCAGATGAGCCATAGTTGGAAAAGCCTGTTGTGGTAGGGACACCTGATTTGGTTGTGTGAGAACCGCACAGAGCTACACCTTCATCGTTGGTCATAAATTCCCACGAGGCGGAGAAGGCATAGTTGAGGACGTTGGCGGCACGTTTCTCTTTTGTTCTCTGAAGGGCACGAGCCATACTTTCCTGCCTATCTCTCATTTCATCGTGTTCGGCGGTGTCTATGAGTCTGCGTTCAATTATGAGACCGCCTGCGAATTCACGGGTCTCCACTCTTGTCTGAAACCCTGGGGCTATTCCCTGATATTCTACCTTGCCGTTGAATTCAGGGATGTCGGGATAGCTTCCTACTGATGCGGACTGAAGGAATAGCCTGTTGGTGGTCTTCTGTCCGAATAGCTGTTTAGAGACCATCTTAACAGGGTCAAGGTAGTCTTTGAGAACTTCGTCGATGTTTTTATCGAGCAAATATGCAAATTCCTGTAAGGTTACTGGATTAGCCATAGTTTACCTCCTTATACAAATCTGAAGATGACATATTCTTTGCCAGCTTCTTCGAGATTGACTTCTTCAACGAGGACTGTGTAGTAGTTGGTTGAGTAGGTTTCTTCTGCCAATACACACATGGAGTAGGTGTCGAACTGAATCTTGGAAAGCCCCTGTCTCACGTTTGCCTTAACCCAGTAGTCGGTTGTAGCTACGGAGTTAGGAAAGTATGTGGCAAAGGTGTTGGTTGTGACGTTAGTTGCGTTGGCTACAGTAGATGGAACACGGTATATGCCTTTGTTTGCACCTGAACGGCAGTAGAAGGTTGTGTTACCTGCTACGGAAGTTGCCGATGCTTCAGACACTTTCACATACTGCCCTGTAGTAGCCGCCTGTGGGTTAAATGGGGTTATAGCTGTCCCGTATGTGGAACTGTATATACGTCCTTTGACTTCTGTCTGTGGTCCGATGAGTTTTATCTGGACGAGAGGGATAGGGTCTCCCACGCCAAACATTGCTCCCTGTGATGCCTGTTTCTCCACTGCTGTCTGGGTTGCGGCTGTGGTTGCTCCTGCGATGGAGTTAGTTTTGTAGGTTGCGTCGTAGAGTGCAGTGCGTCTATTTGTAGCAACTACTACGCCCATAGGTTTGTCTGTGTCTGCACTGCTCGCCGCTCCAAGAGGAACAAGATAGTCGGTGCCAGATGGACAGTATACCAGTTGCCCTACGTATAGAGTTACGTTTGCCTTGTAGTTGACTGGCATCCATATTGTGCCGAGTTCTGTGTTTTTCACTACTTCAAACATAGATTACCTCCTTCGATTCGTTGTTTGTAGTCGATTAGTTTGTGGTTTGTTTGTCGTTAGCCATATTATCACTTCTTCTTCCCTCCGATTATTCCCTGTTTGCCGAATACGGTATTGGACTCGAAGGCTTTCCTGATGTCCTCGTCGTTCATACCGAGATTACGGGCAAGTTCGAGGGCTTCCTTTGAGATGTTTAAAGGAGAAGAGGTCGAGGGGGAAGATGGAGAAGTAGTTGGATATTGTGGAGTTGATTTGCTTGGTTTAGCCATACGCTGTAACACTTCCATCTTGGCGAGAAGATACCCTTTTTCGGCGTCGTAAATGGGATTGTTGGTAAAGGCGAGATTGTATTTCTCTGCCCATACCTTCTGGACTTCGTCACGGATTGAAGGGTCTTCTTTGTTCAGGAACGAGATAAGGGTTTGAGAGTAAGCGGTTTCGTATTGACGGCGTGTTTCAAGTGTTCGTCTTTCTTTGTTTCTCTCATACCATTCGAGAATTTTAACTACATCTTCCTTCGTTGTTGGGACTTCAGGTAGTTCGTCTTCATCCTCTTCTGGCTGTTCCTGTTGCTGTTGTGGAAGTGTTCGGTTTGACAGCAACATTTCCATCATCCTTTTCTGCTCTTCCACGAGTTTCGTCAAAGTCCCTATTGTTTCCTCAAGGTTCTTTACCTTTCTGCCCAGTCTTGACTTTTCTGCATTATCGTCTGAAGGCGGAGCAGGGGAATCTTGAGGGGGAGTTTGAGTATCCTCTGTGTCGTCAGAGGATGCGGGTAGTTCTGTTAGTTCTTCAAGGTTTTCTACTGCACTTTCGTATTCTGCCATTTATTCCTCCTTTTTACCCTTGTCCACAGGCGAAGTGCGGAGAGGGTGGATTGGGGTTATGTTGTTTATGTTACTCGTTGTTTTCAATATTTCCTTCAATATTTCGTAGCTCCCTTTCGTATGTGTCTATGATGGTTGAAATGTCTTTCAGGATTTGGGTTATTTCTTCGTAACGGATTTTATCTCTATCGTCTGCGGTAAAAGACGTTATTTTCTTTAAGCATTCGGCATGATGGGTTACGAAGTAGTTGAGAATCAGGTTGCCGAGTTTGGAGTTCCATGCGTGGTAGAATGGTTCGTATTGAGATAGGATGGAGATGGACTGCTTTTTGTAGGATGTGTTGTTTCGGATGTAGTCGATGGGAGAGGTTGTTGGGTATTGCGGTATTTCGGACTTGAAGTATTTTACAGTCATCGTTACTCCTTATA